CCGATAAATACCCCGGATCAGTTTTACGGGGTAACGACCTGTTGGGATTGACTCGCCTGTCAGCGGCGGCGACAATCGTGTGACCTCAACCGCAAGGCTTTCCGCAATGCTGATCACCATCGACAACCGCACCATCGAACTGAGCGACGAACAGGTCTCGGCATTCCACGCCCTGACTCGTTTGCAGCAAGGCGTGGCGCTTGGGTCGTTGGAAGGATTGACTCAACGTGCTGCGTATCGTCGGGCTGGTGGGAAGGCGAAAACCGATGCGAGCGCTGAACGTTCGTGCGGTCAAATCTTGGCAAATCTTGGCGTTAAAAAATTCCTCGATTCGGTGCGTCAAGTCGCAATTGAAACAAGCGCTACGAAACTCGCAAGTTCGATCATGTCCCGCGAAGAAATGTTAGAGCGTCTAAGTTCAATCGCTCGCACCAAGATCGACGATGTAATTACTTTGCATAACAACCCACTCATCGATGAAGAGACTGGTGAAGTTGTTGCACAAGCTGGTTGGGCGTTCAAAGAAACTTCCGATATGACTGGTGCTGGTACTGCACTTATCAGCGAACTTACAGCCGGTAAAGATGGGTTGAAAATTAAAACTCATAGTCAAGTTGCAGCGATGAAACAAATCGCTGACCTCCAGGGTTACAACAAACCAACCGAGATCAAACTTTCCGGTGAAGTAACTACCCGTGCAAGGCTTGACGATTTCTATGGGTCCAACTCTTAATCCCGCACTCCGTGACTTCTGGACAACCCGTGAGACGCCTGAAGGCGACCCGGTTCGGTTCAGGGTGTTACACGGTGGCCGGATGTCTTCCAAGTCTCACGACATGGCCGGTGTGGCCATAGCCCGGGCAAACTTCAGTACCGAACGATTTCTTTGCCTGCGGATGTTCCAGAACCGTATCGCCGACTCTGTGTACACGTTGCTGAAGGACAAGATTAGTTATTTTGAGCTGGACAAGAATTTCAAGATTTACGCTGATGCCATAGAGCATAAGACCAATGGGTCGCTGTTCCGGTTCTACGGCGTGGCGCGTAACGTCGACGAGATCAAATCGTTTGAAGGTGCAACGGTGTCATGGTGGGAGGAAGCTCACCTGATGACCGAATCAGCGTTCAACACGGTGCGCCCGACGGTCATGCGTAACGATGGCGCCGAGATGTGGTTCTCGTTCAACGCCCGGTTCGCTACCGACTTCGCCTGGAAACGTCTGGTCATCTCTCCGCCACGCGGTACGCTCATCCGTCAAATCAATTACGACGAGAACCCGTTCCTCTCCCCTTCCGCCCTGGCTGATATCGAGTCGGCGTTCGAGGAAGACTACGACCTCGCCGTCCACACGTACAAAGGCGTTCCGTTCGATAGCGACGATAGCGTCGTGATCAAACGTGCGTGGCTCCAGGCCGCTGTGGACGCGCACAAGACCGTCAAGCCACTGTCGGGTACATGGACTGGGGGCAAGACCGTTGGTTACGACGTGGCGGACGATGGGGACGACAAGAACGCTACCACCGCGATGGACGGGATGGTCTGCATCGACCTTGACGAGTGGAAAGGCGGACAGGATGAGTTACGCGAGTCGGCAGCCCGTGTGAAGATGACCGCCGAACGTCTCCAGGCGTCGCAGATCGGGTACGATAGCATCGGGGTAGGCGCTGGTACAGGGTCTCACCTGAACTCGCTCGGATGGCGCCGTCACTACCGTTTCAACGCTGGTGGTAAGGTGAGCGACCCGAAACGTCACTATGGCGACACCAAGATCACCAATGAGGACTTTTTCGCGAACCTGAAGGCCCAAGCATGGTGGCTCGCAGCGGATCGCTTCCGTAACACGTATCTGGCCGTGACGAAGGGGAGACAGTTCCCCGCCGATCAGATGATCAGCCTGTCGAGTGAGTGTGATGCGAAGCTGTTGAACAAGCTGATCGATGAGTTATCGACGCCCATGCGTGACTTCGATAACGCTGGGAAAGTCAAGGTGGAGAGCAAGAAGGATTTGGCTAAACGCGAGATCGTATCCCCCAACATCGCAGACTCGTTCATCATCGCTGCGTGCCGGGGGATGTTGGCGAAAGTGCCGATTGGGTCGATGTTATGAGACGAGTTCGAACTCGAAACCCCAGTTTTCGTTGGGTACGTCACCTTCGTCGTCGGCCGGACCTACACTACAACCATTGTTCACGACGTGGTACACACCCCCAGGTGTGAAAGCCCAATGATCGTGATAATTCAAAGTTCCCGGTGTGCCTGTAAATTTAACGAATTTAACCTGTTGACCAACCTGCATGTCTTCCCAGTTCATTTCGGTATTTCCCCTCTGTGCCACGTTTAAGATACACTGGAGCATATGACACTATGACGGGCTCGTCAACATGACTTTACCAGCCACTACCGACGGACTTGTTAACGTCGCTTCCGGTCTCGGCACTTCGAAGGCCAAGCGGTCCCACAACCAGTTCTGTTACTCAGTCCTCAACAACTGGGCGAGTTGGGACGCTGCATATCAGTCATCCTGGCTAGCCCGCCAGATCGTCGATATTCCCGCTGAGGACATGACGCGTGAGTGGCGCACGATCAAGTGTGACGGTGCTGACGAGATCCGCGCCGAAGAGGATCGCCTTCACATCCCGATGGACTGTAACGAGGCGCTGAGCTGGGCACGTTTGTACGGTGGTGGCGGTATTCTGATGATCACCGGTCAAGACTTGACCAAACCGCTCAACCTGAACGCGGTGCGCAAGGGCGACTTGCAACGTGTGATCGTGTTCGACCGCTTCGACATGCAAGCGATGACGCTTAACACATGGAACGTACTAGCAGCGAATTACCTCGAACCGGAGTTCTACACCATCAACGGTGGCGGACAACAGGTTCACTGGTCACACTTTGCGCGGTTCATGGGTGCCAAACTGCCACGTCGTCAACGTGCACAGACGCAAGGTTGGGGCGACTCGGAGTTGCGCAAGTGTCTCGAGGACATCATGGACATCGTCGCGAGTAAGGACGGTATCGCTGAGCTGATGCAGGAAGCGAACGTCGATGTGATTACCCGTGTGGGGTTGAGCGACGAACTGGCGAGCGATCAGGACTCGGCGATTATCGACCGTTACACCCTGTTCAGTCAGATGAAGTCGCTCGTGCAGATGGCGTTGCTCGACGGTGACGAGACGTACGACCGTAAGACCCTGGACCTCGCCGGGGTTGCTCCGGTGCTTGAAACCCTGATGACGTGGATCAGTGGTGCCGCCGATATCCCGGTCACCCGTCTGTTCGGTACGTCCGCCAAAGGCTTGAACGCCACCGGTGAGGGTGACAATACCAACTACAAGAATTCGATCCGCTCCAAGCAACTGACGCAGCTCGACCCGGGCCTACGTTCACTCGATCAGGTGTTGGTACGTTCGGCGCTGGGGTACTGGCCGGAGGATTATAACTACGTCTGGAACCCGCTCGATCAGCCCGACTCCGTGGCGATGGCGACGGCTGCGAAGTCACGCGCCGATACAGATATCGCGTATCTCGATGCGGGTGTGGTTCAGGTGAGTCAGATTCAACGCCGTCTCCAGGCTGAAGAGGCGTATCAGTTCAACGACGAGGACATCGAGGAACTGGAAGGGTTGGAGGAACCGAACATGCCTGCCGAACCGGTCGTCGAAGAGAAAGCGCCAGCGTTAAGTACTGACGCGTTTATGAGTGCCTACACCGCCCTGACCCGCGACGGTGTATCACATGAGTCGGCTATGGCTGTGTTGATGGGCGGCTGATGAAGCGTGAGGTATCGTCGCCGGTAATTGGCCGCCAGAACGTATCTGCAAAGGTCGACCAGAACTCCCAACCGTCGCCGACCTGTTTATAGAACCCAGCATTGTACATGCTCGTCTCACCACCGTAATGCGTCGCGTCGTCCGGCGCTGTGTAACCATCGATGACCCATGGTTCAATCGTATCCAACGTCACAACCGGCTCACCCGGAACCATCGGCGCACGTGGCGCACCCCAACCGAGTTCAGCGAGTCGTACAACGATCTCTCCGTGGCATTGACCGGCGTGTTCAAACAGCGCGTCGGCTTCAGCCTGTGCCACCTGAGCACGTGCTTCGAGGTCGCGCCACTCGGCCAGCATCGTTTCGAGTGTTGGGGTGGTGAGTCGAGCAGCCGCCCATTCCTCACGAGTCACCCTTGCAGTTTCGCTATCGTCAGCGTTTGCGGACAACCACACACTTTTCGCCGGGTCACCGAAAAATACTTCGCCGTCGTCATCTGACTGCACGCAATAACCCGACGAACAGTCACTCGGCCACTCTTTCAACTCACGTGCCAGCAATTCAATCAGCTTCATAACCCACCTCGTTGTGTTAATGTGAACCGAACTGTAACCCCTTCTGACGGACTCGTCAACACATGGTTCGATATAATGCAGCACTTCAGCGAATCGCCCGGGCGGTGAGGAAAGACATCGACGAGGTGATCGTCCCACTCGTGAAACAGTACGCCCCTGAGTACGTTCAGGACTCAACGCCGACGCTCGACGGTTGGGCCGACACAATCGCCAGGGCGTTGCAGTTCCTGATGGGTAAGTGGCTCTCTCCTCCCGCACGTCAGGCAGCCGAATCAATCGCGTCGGAGTTCGTAAAGTCACAGATGCGTGCGAATTCACGCGGGCGGCGGTCGTTCGGTATCGACGTGTTCAGCAACTCGCAACTGGCGCGTAATTATCTCGACGCAGCGACGTACCAGAATGCGACACTCATCACGTCGATTCCTGCGCAGTATCTCGAGCAAGTGTCGAACATCGTCATGGCGAACATGCGCGCCGGTATGCGACCGTCATTCATCGAGGCGCAGCTCGCGTCACAGTTTGGGGTAACGGCGCGTCGGGCGAAGATGATTGCGAGAGATCAGACCGCGAAGGTTCAGGGGGAGTTGAACAAGCGTAAGCAACAGGCGGCTGGTTTTAATTTTTTCCGGTGGGTCGACAGCCATGACCAGCGCGTGCGCCATCGCCACCGTGCGATCGCAGAGAAGGTGACCGACTATGGGGAAGGGGTTTACAGGTGGGACGATTTGCCGCTGAGCGACAAGGGTGAACCAATTCAGCCCGGGTCAGACTACCAGTGTCGCTGTGTTGCGGTAGCCGTCCCGGACTTCAAGGTTAAGCAGTTTCAGGAGGGTAAGGGTTAAGATCGCTAGGGTACATTCGAATTTCCTTCTCTTTCCCGCGATTATTACGTTTACCCCATTTGACACAGAGTTTATTTATCGCCCCACAATAGAATTCATCCGGTCGAACCGCTGGGAATACTTCAGTTACCACGCCGGTTCGACCTTTTAGGTATTCACGCAGCGGCATTAGGAAAATTTCAGGGTCAGCACATGTGACTATTTGACCGACATGGAAGTCAGTTGATACCGGGCGACTCATTGCGCATCCCCAACTGGTGGTGGAATTGGACGACTATCTAGCTCTTTGGCGATTTCGCGAATCCAATCGCTGACATGCTTACCGAACATACCGGCGCTTAAATCGAAACCTCCTTCTTCGGGTCGTTCGTCTTTGGCAACTGCTTCAGCTAGCCCAGTTGCCAACAGCGTGACTGTCATTCCGTAATTACTCATTGTGCAGCCTCCCCCGCCAGTCCCGCGTACGCAGCCATGTCCTCGTAATCATCCGCCACGAACACACCGTTGACCGCCCGGGCGTACTTGAGCTGAATCATGAATCGCCAGCCCTGCGCCTCGGTCAGGTTCGTACCTTCCTGGGCATTGAATGCCGCCACGGCGCGGGCCATCGACCGCTCACCCGCTTCACTGTCACGTTGCACCGCCCTGTCACGCATGTGACTGACTCCACGTTCTAGGAACTCGTGAGCTGCGATGCGTGGGGTCGAGGATGTGAGTACGGTCAGTGATGCGAATCGCTCAGGCCAATCATCATGTATGGTGACGTCACCACCCCACACACCGAGATCCGCAAACTCCCACTTGTCACCATTTTGACGATAGAAACCCTCACACCATGTACCACCACCTTCACATCTTGCTTGAGGACCCCA